CTCAAACATTTGTGTACGATGGTAATCAAGAGTCTTTACCATCTACTTATGCAGATACTCTTACTGTCTCAGAGGCAAATGAGTTTAAATCTTTATCTTTAAATGTTGCTACAGTTGGGCCATACGACCCTAGGATTTCTGGGGGTAGGATATATATAAGAGAGCAGGGCACAGAATCAGAGTATATTATGTTGTTAGACATTGACCTTGGAAAAGGATGTAGGGCAAAACTATCTGATGATTATACATCTTGGTCTAATATTAGTGAAACATTAACTGGGAACTTAACAAGTGGTAGTGCGAATATTACAAACACGTCAAATGACCTTGCTGTAGCTGGGATGTCCATATCTGGAACAGGTATTCCTGATGGAGCGACCATTACGACTGCTAATAATCTTGCAAATGTTATAACAATTTCTTCCAATGCTACCGCAACTGGCTCTGGGGTAACGCTGACTCTTTCTGGTAGTTTTTATTCATGCCCAGATAGAACCGTTGCCAATAACTTTAGTATTAAGGAGTTAGGTTTTATTACTTATGAAGTAATAAATGGATTCAGTTCTAGTATATTTAGTAATGCATTTGGTGACTCTGGAGAACATTGGAAAGATGCAGTGGTTGCAAATAACAGAGTGTTTGTGTGTAATGTAACAATGAAGGATGAAGACACTGGTGAGACCAAAGCAGATGCAACACTGAGGTCTTACCCAGACAGAATCATGTACTCCATGCCTAACAGATACGATACATTTCCATCTACTAATTTTATAGAGGCGGCTAAGGGTGATGCAGATGTGTACGTTGCAATAGAAGCGTATGCAGATAGATTGTTAGCCTACAAGAATAAAAGTTTAGATATTATCAATATAGCCGGAGATGACCGTAATTGGTTTTTAGAGGACAGTAAAAAGTATCAGGGTGTACTGCATCCAGAAGCAGTAAAAAGAACCCAGTATGGCATAATATGGGCTAATAAGCAGGGTTTGTATTTGTATAATGGATCTTCCATAACAAATCTAAAAGAAAATAAAATTAGTGATAGCGATTGGAGCACACATATTGGTTCATTTACAGGAATCATATACGATGAACAAGAGTCTATGGTTTTCGTGGTTAAGAGCCTTGATGATGCTGGTGATGTATATATGTGCGATTTAAAGAAAGGTAATTTTACTTTTGCCAGAGATTTTGTTTTGGATACGAATGATGGACTTACTAATTCAGTAGATACGGAAAGTAATAATACGTTGATTGCTCACGATAGTGGTAGTCAAATTGACATATATCAAATACATAGAACAGTTGTGGCTAATACATTGACACAGTTTACAACAAAAGCATTGAGCTTTGGGGACATACATCAGGTAAAGAAAGTATATGCTGTACATGTTACATATAAGTCAGACGTAGCACTTACTGGTATGTTTAGCTTGTTAGAGGAAGATGGTACCAGCACATCATTAAGTGGCACTATTAGTGCATCGGCATCTAACTGGGCAAAGGTAAAGCTCACTCCATCTTCACCAGTAACTTGCAATAAAATTTCGTTAAAGTTTGATAGTAGTAGCACTGCTGTTAAAGCATATATTAATGACATTGCAATAGAATATAGAACTATCTATAAGAAAGGTTCTTGATGGATAGGGCTACTCGATTCATTGCCAACAGAAAACAGGATAAGATTAGAGTTGTAAGAGAACAGCCTTCTGTTCAATCTATGAGAGAAGGTGAAGAGGTGCTGTACTTTAGAAATCGTGGTACCCTTACAAGATACAGAAAAGAGCGTGGTAAGATTTGGACTTCTGATATGCACGGTGGTCGCAACAAACAGGAAGAGGGCACGTTTACTGCATCGAGATTAGAGTACAAATCATCATTTGTAGACTATAGAATGTTTTCCCACAATTTTGCAGATGACTTACCCGGAACAAAGATATATATACCTTGGCAGGGAACAGGAGAGCAGACATCAGTTCCAGAATCTAGGGCATCTTTCTTGGCTCCCTTTGACATGACCTGTCACAAACTTATGATTAAGATACCGGAGATGGCTACTGCGGCTACTGACATTGTATTTACTATTGAAAAGACAGCAGAGGGAGACCTTGCACCTAGTACCGTTTGCACATTTGACTTTACCGATAGTTTTGTAGATGATTCGGTTATTACCATTAATAGGTCTGACTGGAACGCAGATCCAACAGTGCCTGCTAAATCTATAATCTATATAGGAATGAATCCAGACAATGCTAACATTACGGATGCAGAGAGAGAGTTTATAATAACTTCAGTATGGAAGACAATCGTAACAATATAATCTTTATATTATGATAAAAGTTTTATTAAATTCAAAGGAATCACACCATGTATAATAGCTCTGACAAATCAAAAGGTTATATGCCAGTTCCTTCTGGCCCAAACATGACTGGTTTTGACATGGGTAAAACGTCCAGTCTAATGGAGATGATGCAGACTGGTGGTCAAACTAGCCGAGGTGGAGCCGCACTGGCTCGTGCATTACAAATGCAAAAAGATCAAAAAAGGTTAGAAGAAATACAAAGAGAAGAGGCTGAAAGGCAAAAGAAAGGTGGTTTGTTTGGCAGTATTGCTAGTACAGCAGGTAGTTTACTTGGTGGTTTTATAGGGGGCCCTGCGGGTGCGGCAATAGGTGCTGGGTTAGGTAAGGGTCTTGGTGAAAGATTTGGTGCGGGAGAGGCTAGGGACTATGATACGTCAGGTACTGTGTTTAGTCAACAGAGTTTTAGAGATGTTGATGAGGCTAGTGAAGATTTTAATGAGGGTATACTTGGTCGCTCACTTCTTGAGGGTGCTAAGACTGCATTAACCGCAGGCTTGACTCCGGGTGGTGGTATATATGGACAGTACAATCCAATAGGATCTGCTGGAAGAGAAAATATTGGTAAAGCGATTATGGGCAAGGGTGTTACTGGTTATGGCGGCACTCAAAGCTTGTTTAGCTTTGCAGATCCTCAATATGCAAATGTTAGTGTTGGCCCAATATCGGGGCCTGTTACTTTTGATGCGAGTCAATACTCAGACTTATTTCCATCATTTCAAGAGTCTATTGGTGGCAATTTAACAAGTGGTATGGGTTTATTTGAAGATGGTGGACTTATTGGTATGCAAACTGGAGGTTTGACGGCAGAACAAATTTTAAGAGAGCAGGGACTTACTGCTGATGATACGCAACTAGCATTATTTCAAAGATTTGATCCTTCTGGCATATCAAGGGCTACAGAGGGTGCTGGTCAAAGTTTACTTGGCATGACTGGTGGACAGGGATTAGCAAGTGCTGGTGGTGGTTTTGGTGCACAGCAAAGTGCTATATCTCAAATGGTAGAACAAGGACAGAAGTCTCTTGAACAGCAAATACAAGATGAGCAAAAAGCTTTCGAGTCGCAGACTTTAGGAACTGCGGCAGACATTGTTGCAGGTGGTGGAGAGTTTGGAACTATTGCCTCAACACCAACTTTTGACAGTCTTAGTGATGTTAATTTAGGAACATATCAAGGAGATACAATAAATGTACAAGGTGTTACAATGGTATGGACTCCATTTGGGCCCGGTCTTCCCGGCGGTGTTTATCAACCACAGCAGACATAGGATTTGTAATGGCTAACGGCCCTAGAAGTATATATAGCAGAAGACAGCGTTTAGGCCCTGCCCGATTCGACAATCCTCTTGCAGACTTTTTAGATAACCTTCCCGGTTATGTAAATCAATTCCAACAAAATCAGTTAGCACTTGGTAGGCAACAACTCCAAGAGCAAATGTATCAAGATTCTCAAAAACAACAGGCATACAGAAATGAATTGACGTTAATAAACTCTCTTCCTGAATCCGCTAGGTCAAAGGCAATGCTTAGTTCAGAGAATGAAGATATTCAAGAGGCTGGAAGGGCAGTCGAAGAAGAGTCTAATGCTTTTGATTCAATGTTAAATCCATCAGAAGTTTCTGAGTCTGATAGTCAGCAATTAGACTATTATAATAATTTACTTAATAACCCTAGCGTTAGAAATAATCAGGCTAGAATAAACCAAGTGAAAGGAAGGATAAAGTCTGTTACTAATAATTTACTTCAATCTCAGGTTCAAGAGTGGTACAATTCTAATAAAGATAATCCTAATGCAAAGATTATACTACAGCAATCTCAATATGACCCATCAGGTGCTATAAAAAACATTACCACATTAAAAGACCCCAAGAAGAGAGAAATCATTGCAGATGCAAGTGGTTATAAACGCTATTCAGATACGGGAGAAAGGGTGTTTCCTAGTGTTGTGAAGGAGGCTCCAAAGGGAGCAACTATAAAGGGTTTAGAGGCGGCTTTGTCTTCTATAGATAGAGAGTTAACGTTTTTCAGGTCAGGTATGACTCCTGAGCAAGTGTTGGAAAAAGAGGGAGACAGAACAAGAATTTTAGATAAGCTTCAAGCTTTAACTTTAGATAATCAAGCTGGGGGTTTAACAATGCCTCTACCCGGTTCATCTACAGCAGAGTCTACTCGGACAAGATTTCCCGGCATGAATCAGGCTCCAGCAGAGTCTACAAAAATAAAAATACCCGGCTTTTAATTGATGTATGGCAAAGGAGTCTCTACAGTCACTATATAACACAGTGTCAGAGCAATACGACATTGGAACCTATGATTCTTTTAGTGGTAAAATGCAAGACCCTAAAAAGCGTAGGATTTTTTATGATTCCCTTGTAGATCAATACGAATTACCAGACTACGAAACATTTGAATTAAAAGTTTCTTCTCCAGAACCATTTATAAATGCAGAGGATATTTTTCCCGATGAAGAAGTCGCTGTTGCAGATTCATCGTTTGTAAAAAGTATTTATGAGTCTGTCAGGCAACAGGAAAACAGTGTAGCTAAGAATAATCCTTACGGTGTAAATATGCCTAGGAAGAAAAGCAACGCTGAAAAGATATTGAATTTAGGTGGAAGTCTTATGGCCGGAAGCCAAACTCTATTAGAGTTTAAAGATATGGACAGTGGAGTTAAGGCTGGGGAGGAGATTATTGACAACATACTTCAAGTTTCAGATAATGACCCTGCTACCTTTTATTCTAATTACTCAGGACTAGAAAAAGACAGTCCTGAAGTTCGTTCTTTTGTGGAGATATTTAATGACAGGTACCAACCACCTAAACCACAAAGAAACAAACAGCTTGACTCTATTATAAAAGCACTTGAGCAAAACAAAGATAACCCTAAGTATATTATGAGGGCTTTGGACGATCCTGACCCCGACAAAAAAATTAATAATTTGACTGGGGGGCTTCCAAGGTTTGCAATGGGTATTCCTACGTCTGAAATACTTGCAGGTCAGCAACAGGCAAGAATATCAGATGTTCCCCCTGTAAGTAAGGAACAAATAGAATTAGAAAAACAAAGAGAGGCACTGGGATTACCGTTTACTGCTGACGAAAAGGATGTTGCCAAGTTCTTCAACAAGAGAATGTTGCATCAGGAAATGTCTAAGGAGATTAAAAAGGGCAAAAGCCCTAAGCAGGCATACAAAACAGTATTTTCTAGGGTAGGTGGTACTCCACCAAATATTGTTAATCTGGGCATGGAAAACTCTGTAACTGGGTCTGTTTTTAGATCTATTGGTTTAGAGCAAGATGTTGATATTAGCGAATATCCTGCTGAGAGATGGGAGGAGATTGCCTCTGGTGCTATAGCTATGGTTATGCCTGTGGATGCGGCCCTTTTTGCATTTGGAGGTCAGTTAGGTAAACTGAAACAAGTAGGTAAATATGCTGATGAGGCCGCTAATTTATTAGCAAAGAGAACAAGTATGACACTTCCTGAGGCTAGGGTGTTTACCAAAAATGCCTTTCAGAGAATTGTAGGTGGTGCTGGTGGATTTTCTGCATTTGATGCAGGTGCTAATATTGCAGAACAGATAGAAACCACCGGCTCTGTAGACCCTATAGAAGCATTGAACGCCACACTGAAGGGAACAGTAACTGGTGCCACAGTTGGTTCTCTTGGCCTTGCTGGAACTATGGCTGGTAGAAAAGCCACTGGTGAAATAGGTGCTAAAGCTGGTGAGTTTGCTGGTGAGGTTTTTGGATTAGGTACAGTGCCAACTTTGTTAGCTGGAGAAGAATTAACGCTTGATAATTATTTAGATGCGGCGGGGACTATTGTTGGTATAAAAGCAATTAAATCCTTTACTAGCCCTAAACAGCAACAGCAAGTTACCGAAACGGTTGCTAAAGAGTTGCAAAATATCGTAGAAACCACAGGAAAACCACTAGATGTAGTTGCGAACACTGTTGGCAGGCAACTTAAAACATCTTTAGAACTGGCTATGGAGGGTAAGACACCTACCAAAGTAAACAGGGGAACGGTTATAAAAGAGATAGGTGCTGAGGCAAAACCTTCAGATGTAAAAGTGTTGCAACCTGAGGGACGTGGTATCAAACCTGTTAGTGAGCGTGTTCAGTTAAATCAGGAAATAAAAAGACTGTCTGAGGACATGAATATTTTAGAAATAAATCGTTCTAACCAAAGAGTTTTAGATGACTTGCAATTCCAAATAGATGCTAAGGTTGCAAGGCTAAATGAAATTGGAGTTGGGCAAGCAGAGATTAATATAAGTTTAACTGCTGACCTTACTAAGTTTTCTAAAAAATCATTAACTAATCAATTTTCAAGATCTCAATTAGTAGAATTTTTAAATTCTAAGTTTGTTGAAGTATCTAATACCGATAGCAAAGCTCAATTAGTAAATAAAATTTATAAAGTAAAAGACTCTCAAAAGACACCAGACACTATACAAAAAGGAGTGGCTTTAACACCTAAAACAACTCCGGGCACAGAGCAAGTTAGACTGCAAATGAAGAGAAGGTCTCGTTCTGAGCAACAGCGATTAGACAAATACTTACAAGAGAAAGATGTTTTAAATAGACCTTTTGAGCCAGACCCAATGTTGCAGGTTTCATTGCACCCGGCTGATGTAGGTAGAAGGCAAGTAAGAGAAATAGAAATAGATGCTAGGCGGAGGATAACTGAAGAAGCTCAGAAAAGAGTTGGTAGTCAGGGAACTCAATTAGAACTGTTATTAGAAACTTCTAGAATACAGAGTCAGCCTGTAAAAGTAAATTCTATTGTAGAAGTTCCTGTTAATCCTACAAAACAAATAGCTCCTGTATCTGAGGTTGTTAAGCCTCCAAAGCAAACAGTGGGTGAGTTGATGAAGGGCGATAAAAAATTCAGGGGCTATCTACTACAGAAAGAATATGCTGATTTAGACGTTACAATAAGGTCAAATGAGCAGTCATTAAAAAGTGAAACCCTTACTCCTATACAAAGACAAAGGCTTGAGGATTCCAATCAAAAAGCTAAAGAGTTAAGAAGAGATGTGCAAAAAAGAGCAAACAATGAGGGCATTGAATTGATGGCTTTTTTTGGAATACCTACCCCTTCGATATTAAAAAGTCTATTTGGTTCAAGTAAAAAGAAACCAAGAAAATATAATGATGCTGAAATAAATAGACTTTATCAAACTGCAATGGATAGGATTAGTAAAAAGGAACAAGGGGATAGTAATATATCTTTTGTTACCCCATCTACAAATAACCCTCCAGTAACCAACAAAAGAAACTTAGTCACTAAAGTTTATAATTATGTTTTTTCAGATATGGTTGAGAGAGCCGCCAGTGTAGGCACTCAATCTTCTATTCAGGGGGCAGAGTTAGGAAGACAGGTTATTGATAAGCAAAAGCAGGTTAGGGGTGAACTGGCACCAACGCTTGATAAGGTGTTAGAACTTAGTGGTAAAGGGTTTGGTGAAGATGGTAAAGTAGTTAGAGAACTTTCTGATTTTGTAGAGGTTGATATAGGTGGTAATAAAATTTTACAGTCAAACTTACATGGCAAAATTGAAGGAACTATTAAAACAAAACCTAGCGAAAAGCCTCTTATCGAATTGCAACGTGATTTAATAGAAGGAAGGGGTCGCATATTTGAACGAAACAATATTTATACAGAAGGAAAAGATGGCGTTCCCAGACCTTTTAAAGTGATAGGCAGAGAAATTGCACCAAGAATTATGTCTAATGAATTTTATGCTATACTGGGCAAGGGTGCAGGATCAAAAGAATTTACAGAAATGGTCTCTAAATTTCATCAGGCAACGGGTAGCCCTGAAGCTAATGTAAGAGAGTATTTTAAAGAGTTTACCGATAATATTTCTGGTAAGTCTACAGAGAATCCGACAAGAACAACTCAAGTAGAGCATAGTCGTAAATGGAAACATATACCACATGCTATTGAAGTTGGTGGAGATATCATACCTTTAGTAGAGTATAGACCTTATGAGTATGCTCAAAGGTTAGCTGAGACAGGGGCCGCTAGGGTTGGTGTTGCTACTACGTTTGGTCAAGAGATAAACAATACAAGCACAGTAGACAAATTTAAAAAGGCTATAGAATCTGAGGGTGGAACTACAATAGAATTTCACGAAATGATCAGGGCTTTAAGTGGTGCACCTGTTGAAGCTCCTATATTAGAAGCAGGTTCGTCAGGTGGTAAAGCAATGAGAGCAGTGAAAGGTGCTTATAACACAGTAAGAGCTAGTTCACTATCCGCATCTGTTATACCAAACGTAGCTGAATTTTTAGGAAGCATTAGAAGATTCTCTGGTACACCCGGTTTAATCAAAGGTCTTTATGATTTAAAATTAGGACTACCTTCTGGCAACGCTAAAGCTTTGGAAGCTACTTTAAATTCTTTAGGTGCGTTTACATCCGATGTTACCAATTTAGCTACAAACCCAGTACGGCCTGTAGAGTCTAGAGTTAGACAGTTGAACGAAGCTCAAAGAAGTGCTTTTTTATACAGATACCTAAATGAATTTCAAGAAAAGATAAGTGCTGTTGTTGCTTCTAATAAAGTACAAAAGTTTAAAAATCAAAAAGGAACAGGTACAGATGCCTTGCTTTTAAGAGAAATGGGTTTTTCAAGGTCTGAAGCAGAGTTGATGGTTTCAGGAAAAGCCCCACAAGAGTTGTACGATGCTTTAATTAGAAGAGCTCCCGCCGCTTTGACTGGTGGTGCTCAAAGAGCAGGCGAACAGTCTAGATTAGAACAGTCTAGAATATTCAGATTTGTAACAGCTTTTGAAACATACGCTCAAATGAAGGCAAGGTCTTTTAATAGAATTATTAGAACAAATTCAAAAGCGATTAATGAATCAATAGTTGAACAGGACTATAAAAAGTTGGTTAATGTTACGCAATCAGTAATGAGTGACTTGTTTGGTGGTGCTGTTTCTGGTGCCAGTGCACAGTTTCTATTGGCATACATGTATGGTGGTGAAGACAATGTTGAAATAAAATGGAACGAGGTAAAGGAGCAACCATTGGAGTTTATTGCAAAGAGCTGGGCATATACAACATTTGCTGGTTTGTATGGTCAAATATTGCAATCTACAGCAGGCGGAAAAGAGAGTGTTTTAGATATTTTTTATCCTTGGGTTTTAGGAAAAGAATTAACCCAAGCGATACGAGGAACGGGTAAATACACTTATGATGAAGCAATGGACAGGGCTATAAAGTTTGGAGAAAGGTTTTTTCCTGCAAATAGAGTATTCAAACAAACTCTAGTTGGAGTGGGTCTTGGCAATCCAGAAGCTAGTAAAGACGATAATGCTATCCGTGCATATTACAGATGGAAGTTTGAAAACAAGTATGGTGGAACATATATATCTAAACCAGATGAAGAAATTAAAAAATTTAGAAGGAACATGAATAAAGCATACGATGCTATCATGGCAGGAGACGATCCATCTACGGTAAGTAAGTATATTGTAGATGCTGTTAGCGATACAGGAAAAGA